GCTGTGGGTGCGAGCATGAGCGCCCGCCCAACCATCGCAATGCTTGCCTGGATGGCCCGCATCGAAGCCGGCGAAGTGCTCATCTACAAGCGCCACAGCTACAGCCTCGGCCTGTCGATGCTGAAAGGTGAACGCTTCACCACACCACCGCGCGCACCGTTCATCGAATCGATGGTCACGCAGGGTCTGTTGAGGTGGGGCGCTGCACGGCATCACGGTTTCGGTTTCCGCGCCGTGGTGACACTGGAAGGTCGCGAAGCCCTCAACGCACAGACGTAAAAAAGCCCCGCGAGGGGCTTAGTAAAACTGACGCGCCGGTTGCCGAAACTTCCCAGGATCACAACCGGCGCGCACTCTGTACAACAAGAATTACAGCGTACATCAGCTATTTCAAGAAGTCAAACCGCTTAACCGGGCGAGGCCCGCAGCTGTAGGTCGGCCGTCCGGTTTCAACCATCCCCGTGCGCGCAACTGGTGATACATCTCGTGACTGATCGGCACTGCGCTGGCCGCGTCCTTGAGTGCTTGCGCCATCGCGCGGGTGTAATATTTCAATGCTGGCGTCGCCATACTGTCCCCTTTCAAATGCCCAACGTCGTAGGCGGTCGTGATTAATCGGCATCGGGTAGCCTCGCTTGGCCGGCCCGCGTGTCGATGTAGCGCGAAAACATGTAAAGGCTCGGTCGGCAAGCGTCCCACTTGGACCAACCCCAACGCGGCGCATACGTTCGTGTGAACCATTGCCCATCCGCGCGGCGCGCAAGCTGCGTGCGCTTCCCGTCGCCAACCGTATAGATCGGAACCAACATCACAGCCCCGCGCGCGGATAGATAGCCGTCACGGTGTACCCTGGTCGCATACGATACGCATCGGCCACAGCCGGGTAGCTCGTGTGCCCGTATTCATGCTTCGTCGGATTTTCAAGCATCCACATTGCAGCGCGCGCAGAAGGCGACATCTCCATAGCCATTCGCGTGTGGACCCATTCAAAAAGGAAGTCTTTCAATTTTTCAGGATCACGGAAATCCTCGATAGTCAAAGTCACCGAAAAGAACCGCTCGCCAGTCAATGCCGCTCCGACCATATAGTTTTTGCAAGTCCCGCTTGAATGCAGCGCTTCCATCACACACCCCTCTTAAAGTTTTCCACCACAGCGGCCCGCGCCGCTTCCTTTTGCGCCGTCTCATACAACAGCGCCACCGTGACCGCATCATCGATATCGGCCAATGGCGAATCGCGACGCACGTACAGCACTGCGCGCTTGGAATCCGGTTGGACCTTCTCGACGGTACGGCCATCAGGCAAGCCCCGGTGCTGCTCATATCCCAGGCGTGCCAGCGTTTCCTTGATCTTGAGATGCGACATGGAACGGCTATGCGCTGGCGTATCGGACATTTTGCGCTTGAGCATATCGAACGACACGAAGTCGCCGCAAAAGCCTGGTTCCTCAAGCTCGATCCATTCCGCAACGTCATGCTCAACGCCCGTGCGACCGTCGATAATAGCCTCGCGCGTCACGCTCGTCTCCGGTGCCTCTTGGCAGTCGCCGGCCGGGTTGTAACGCGGATCAATCTGCATCGTTTGCAGCATGTGTGCCACAGCAGCGAAGCCGCCGCCATGCAGCCACGCGTACAGGCCCTCAGCGCCTTTGAAATACGATTCGGTAAGGCCATCACGCCGACGATCCCACGGCGATTGCTGCGCGCTGTAGAGCGTGCACACGCGGCGGCTGTCGTCTTGTTTCTTCATCGCGTCTTTGTGGTTGTCGGTGAAGAAGAAGTTGCCAACGATACGTTTCAGCACCGAGTCAATACCCTTCATCGTGATCGGCTGGTCGCCGTCCGTGATGAGGCTTTTAAGCGCTTCCATGATGTTGCCGCGATCATCGGTGCTATAGATATCGTCGGCCACGTACAAAATATTATGTTCGAGCCACGAGTTGAAGCCGTTCGTGATCATGTGCGCTTTGACACTGAAAATATATTTGTTGCCGAGCGCGTATTTCAGGCACTCAACCAGCGTCGATTTGCCGTTACCTTGCGTGCCTTGCAGGAACGGTGCCCACCTGAATTTAACGCCAGGGTGTTGTACGACGGCGGCCATGTACGACAGCAGTATCACGGCGTCGTCGCCGTTCGGTAGAATCTTGTAGAGCAGTTCCATGAAACGCGATGTGTCGCCCTCTGCGGCCACAACCTCGGGGGCGCTGTAGACGTTGATCCAGTCGCGGCCGGCACGGTGCTGCACCTCTTGGAATTCTAAGCGGGGATCAAACGCCGTCCCGTCGACGCGCGGGAATGCAATCACTTCGTTGCCAAGGAAAGCGTCCCACGCATCGCGCACGGGTTTGATCAGATTAGCATTGTCCATGCCGAACGAGCGCCCCGCGAAGCGTGCCCGAAAGCGCACCGAGTCCACAAGGTCGCCATTGGGCAGCAGTATTTCGTGACGGTCTTGGACGTACACACAGCCTGCGAACAGGTCTGCCATTTCCTCGCGCGCCACGAAGGTGCTATGCGTGATGGTTTTCGGTACCAGCTTGATAGCGTGGCCGCGCGTAGGTGGTGGCGGCGGGGGCAGCGACACGGGCGGGACAGAGTAGACGCGCATGCAACGCGAACAGGCTTCGAGGATCGTTTCTTGAAGGTACGTCCCGTGTTTGCGTTTCTCGTCCCACTTGTCGCGCACGAGGGCTGAATCGAGCATCAGGCGTTCGATGCGCGCACAGTCGCGGCCTGTCCAGTACGCGAGGTCCTTGGCGAGTGCGAAATCGGCATCGCTGCCGTCGAAGTCCTTGCCGGCCGTCAGCGGCGGGAAGCACAGCGCCAGGCGCTTGACGTTGCGTTTCCACAAGTCGGCGAACGTCGCGACAGGCTTGGCCCCTGCAAAGGCTTGAACGGCCCCCAGTTCGCGCTGGTGTTTCAGGGCACGCTTGATAAGCTGCTCGTCCGTTAATGGCGTGGTGCCCTCGCTGGGGCCGTCTGTCCACCCTTCGGCAGCATCGGCGTGCGTCAAGCCTGGTGGAAAGTATGTTTCAACGAACCATGGCATGCGCTCGGTGTTGTCGACCATCTCGCCGCTGCAATCGTAGCCGAGCGCCATAAAGCGCTTCTCGGTGTAAAACTCCAACCATTTGCGGCCTAAGCGGTGGTCCGACTTCATACCGTGTTCTGGCGGTGTGCCTGTGTACCACGACCACACATGCAAGCCCGAGCGCGACAGCGACAATTCGATTGCCCCCGGCCACGCGTCTAGCATTTCCTGCACCTCGGGCAACCAGTCGCCGAACGGACCTAGGCAGTCGTCAAGGTCGAAGCATGAGAAAGGGTCGTCTTCGGTGATCACGAAGCCCACGCAGAAGCGCACCGCGTCGTCGGGCACGGGGAGGCTATCGGCTGCTGCGGCGATGGTGTCAACGTCGGCCCAATAGTCGGCATTGAACGCCCCGCCGCTGTCGCGTGGCGTCATCCGGCCGGTGCGGTAGTCGCACGGGAATTTCTCGAATTTGTCAGGTATCGCCGCGCCTTGCAGGTCGTATTTCTGCACGAGCAACACCAGTACAAATTGAGCGTACGGGGCTAACGGCGCTAGTGCGCCGGGCAATTTGTACATGGTGTGTTACGCCGACAGGGTGGCGGCGGCGGCGTCTCGCAATTCCTTCGGCGCTTTCAACGCCGTGGGGTGTTTGATCGCCAGGCCCGAGGCGATGACGCCGAGCGAGCGCGCGAGCACCGCAGCGCGCATCACGTCGCGGCGAATGTTGGTCATCGTGCCGCAGCGCCCCGTGATCGTGCCGTAGCTGCACTGCGCGACCTCGGCAATGCTTTTCTGCGTCAGGTTGAGGAAGCCATCACGCTCGGCCACAGTCAGCGCAGCGCGCACGATGGTGGTCTTCGTAACTTCTTTGATGTATTGGCGTGCCATTGTGATGTCTCGGTGAGGTGTTCGGTTGGGTATTCTGACACAAGCAATCAAATTGCGTCTATGCGGGCGTTCGCGATGGCCGCGTATTCGGCAGACAGTTCCATTCCCAGGAAACGGAAGCCCTCAAGCTTGGCAGCCTTGCCGGTGCTACCCGATCCGGCGAAGGGGTCGAGCACGAAGCCGCCAGGCGGTGTAACGAGGCGGCACAGATAGCGCATCAGGTCGGTCGGCTTGACGGTCGGATGGATGTTCTTGTTGTTCGCTTTAGTTTGATCCGGTGCACCTCCGATTCCGCTACCCATCGTCGGCCAGGCCGACGATGCAAAGGCATCAAGACCTTCATCACGATCAACGCGCGACGCCTTGGCGCAGTAGAAGAAACGCGCGGCGCTACCCGTGCCCGCGTCGCGTAGCGTCGATTGGTGTTCGGTGTGAAAGCCTCCCCACCCGTTATCAGGTAATTCGCTGCGCTTCAAACCACGCGCCGAACCGCTGCCGTTGGAGTCCGGAAAGCCCGCCACCACTTCCTCGCTGCCGTCGTGGATCAGGTTGGCGGGCCAGCGGCCAAGCCCGTCGATAGTTTCGCCGAAAGCACCGGTATTGATGCCGCCCTCAAATATTCCCGTGCCTTTTCGTGTCACGTTGGACAGCCGGGGGGACTCGGCTGTCCCCACCCTGCACGCATCAACATTAATCGCCCCCGTCCCCCACGCCAGCACGTTCGCAGCCACGGTGCCGACAAGCGGCTTGCGCGCCACGCAGATAGGTTCATGCGCCGGCTTCAACGCGGTGCCCCATCCGTCCCACTGGCGGGCCGCTGCGGTGGCCGGTTCTTCACTGTCTACTTCATGATAGCCGCGTTCAACGGCAGCGACAGACCTTGGCGTGTCGCTGCCGTTCTTCACACCGCCAACGAGATTCGGAGGGTTGCCAAGCGCGGAAGCGTCGACGCGTATTTTAGAACGCACCGCGCCCGCAGCCTTATCGATGGCTTTCGACACGTCGAGCGACTTGGGGAACCCTGACCCGTACACCCACATTATCTGATCGCGGATATCGAACCCGGCGTCCTCAATGGCACACGCCATGCGGTGATACGTGCGCGACCCGCTGAACGCCAGCAGATGCCCGCCAGGCTTCAACACGCGCAACGCCTCTGCCCACATTTCGACGCTGTATGCGATGCCGCTGGCGTCCCAGGTCTTGCCCATGAAGCCCAGTTCGTAAGGGGGATCGCACACGATGCTGTCGAAACAGTTGTCTTCAAACAGGCGCATACCCTCGACACAGTTGCAGTTGATGACGCTCATTTCCGACCCGTCCGCAGATAAACAATCAACGCCCGATGCTCGCTGCACATCGATTCGGCCATCACGTCGCCATCCGTGTCCATGTCCATCTGGATAGCTTCCTCAAGCGACAGCGCGGACGGTGGCGGCGCGTCGGTGCCCTTGACGAAATTCCCGTTGCGCATATTCTCGTGAAACCACGTCGCGGCGTCACGCATGCGCTTGCTCACTTGCGTGTTCGTCGTCAGGCTTTGCAACCAGTACATGCCGGTTTCGAGTTTCGTCGGCGAGTTGTCGGACGGCTTGCGGCCTGCGATGGCGTCGAGCACATCGGCAATCGAAGCCTTGAGCGCTGGCGACAGCGTGGGCGATTCGCGCATGGCCTCAAGGTGCGTCCGCGTGGCCGCCTGACGCTCTTTAACCTCGGCGACGACCGATTTACCAGCCTTGGCGAGAACGGCCGGCGTGATGCCCTTCGGCGGCGCGGCTACGTGCTTCAAGCTCACATGCTCGCGGCCAGTCGCGCGCGCCACAACCAGCGCCTCGGCCAGGACCGCGCCAGCCGCCGCGCCGTGCTGCTTGATCACCGCGCGCGCCGTGGTGGCCTTGACTGCGCCGCTCGACACCATCGCCTGCACGTCGCTGTTCGCGTCCACGGTGAAATCGATGCAGTCACGAACGTGCTGCTCGCTCGTGCCCGCGCGGTCGGCGATCTGCTTGATGGTCCAACCGCACGCGTTGCGCAGCTTGCCGTATTGAACGCCCAGTTCCAACGGCGTCATTTTCAAGCCGCCTTGCGAGCCGATCATCAAAACGATACGGTCTGCATCGTTGCCCTTGAATTCGATGCACTGAATCGTTTTGATGTCGATGCCATTGCTGATGTCTTCCATCACGTCGTACAGTCGGTGGTGGCCGTCGCGCATGACAACGCGACCGTCGACCATCTCGACGATGCACGGGGGCAGTGTGGAACCGCTGGTGCGGGCCAGCTTGAGTTTGGCGACGTGCACAGGGTCGATGGGACGGCCGTTGAAGCCTGGTTCGACCACGATGGAACGCGGATCGAGTTTGAACGTGGTAACGCCCTTGCTAATGGTGTCGTTGGCTTTGTCTTCGGACGCGGCTTTGAGGGATGGGTATTTGCGGTCGGTGGTCATAACGATTAGTTCCCAATCGGTTGATATACATGATTTTTTGGGGGAGGATAATCCACCCAACTTATAGACGGCCATGTGCAAATTTTTTGCAACTCGTGTTGCTCTTTTCTATTGCCGGTGATGGTCCAATATTTAATTTTCGGGGATCGTTGCACCCTTGAAACATGATGGGAAACTCCACCCCGATATGCGGACCTGGAATGTCTTCCAGGAACGACGTAATCGAACCTTGCCGACTTTCTATCCATATCTGTCCAACCTGCATACTTAAAATTTGAAGCCCGATAAACGCAACCGTCGTGCCCTTCCAAAGTATCGGCGTACGAGACAACAATAGAAGCTTTAAGAAGTTTCAATGCCCGTGACAAAAACCACGATTCAGTGTTGTGGGCAGCGTGGTCGACAACAAAAAGCCTATTCAATTCTAAAACGCAAGATGGTCGAGTTCTGCACGCTGAAATTTGTAAATGGCGGCTTGCGGGGGTTCCGAAAGTGATAATCCCTATCGCCATTTCACCATCGAAAAGGCCGTAAGCATGGCTAATGCTAGGGAGTCTGCGCGCGTAATGGCAAAGCAATAGCATCCATTCATAATCATCTTTAACAGCGGCTCGCACTTCGTAGTTTTTCATATTGTCGGCCACACGATAGCGAGGCCGCAAATCTGCGCAACGGCAATCTCTGCCATCGCGCCGCGTGACAGCACGTAGCCGGGGAGGACCACGAGCATATCGCACGTCGTAACGGCGGCGATATCTTTGCGCATCATGGTCTGGTGGTGCTCGGCCTGTTCGGCCTCGCTCATCAGCGCGTGCGCCGCAAGTTCCGCATCGCCGCCGCCCATCTCGGCGGGGTTGATCACGAAGCAGCCGCGCTTGCGGTACTCGGCCGCCGCAGCATTGAACGCGGGGAAATTGAGGTCTTTGTAGCCGGTCATCGGGCCGGCGATGTACACGCGCTCGACGCGTTCCACGAGGTCATAAGAGTGGGGCAGACCGTCGCCCCAATACGTCCCGCCCTCGACCAATTTAAGCCCTTCGTCCGACGTAATTACGTCGCCATTTACTACCGCGACCACGAACATTTTGCCGTCGCGGCGACGCCACGATTGCCCAACCTTGAACTGTATTTTCATTTGAATGACCCTCGACCAGTTGAAAAAGCAAAGTCACCGCCGAGGCGGATAACGTTCATACCAAAATTACGTTGCGCGACTTCACGCCCCGTGCCCGTGTATTTCCATCCCGCCTCTTTCATCTCGCGCGCGACGAATAGCCCGAACGTGTGGCCCACCATCGACGGTGTGACGAGCTTCGGCCAGCATCCGATGAAATCTGATGATTTGTTCTGTTCGTTCTCGCGTTTCGATTCGTTCGCCAAGCCGAACCGCACCAGCGCCCCGGCGTCGTTCATGATCGCCCCGACGTTGTTACGCCACATCGGGAACCCCAGTTCAGCAGCTTCTAACCGCATACGCTGCGAGGTGGCCGCTTCGCTCATGCCGGGCACGGTGACAGGCTGCGGCGTGTCGAACCCGACACCGAGACGTTGGAACAGGTCGGCGATGGCACGCGGCGAGATGCGGTGATCCGCTGCCCAGTCGTGGATAACGTGTGTCATGCGAACGGTACGCCTTTGCATTCGGCGCGATGGGCGAGCAGACCGGCTTGACCCTGACCGTACGCCATGCAACAGGATTTGCACCTAACAGGGCTAAAGTAGGCATGACCGGGAGGGGGGCCGAGCTTGTAGTTGTGAGCCTCGACAGGCGCGAAGCGAGGGCATTTGTAATCGTGAAAGCCGTTGATCCCACTGCACTCCGGGCAATCGTCGCTCGTCGCGGCGGGCTTCAACTTCTCAATTTTGAGAAGCCGCTCGTCGCTGATACCGCGCTCGACAACAAGCTGGTCGCGCAGTTCGCGAATGGTGCGAGTCAACACGGCTTTGTCGCTAGCGTGCGTGTCGGCTTGCAGGCGCAGGTGTTCCAGTTCGGCGAAGACGGGCGGGAGGGTTTCGAGGAAGGCGGCGACGTTGCGGACGCGGCCCACATCGTACATCCCCCAAATCGAATCACTATCTTGTAGCAAGGTCATCGCTTGCCGTGCCGCTGTAAGTGCTGTTGTGTCCATAATAACCGTATCCCTGTGAAATTGTTTCAGCAAGGATACGGCCATATCAATTACGCTGTCAATAACTAATTACGCCTGCTTCGTCCAATCTGATTTGGAGACGCAACGTCAACGCCTCGGCTTCTTTGCGCTTTAGCACTTGCGCACCGAGCACATCAACGCCATACGTCAGGTAGAACAGGCGGTATATCTGGCTGTCGTCGCGGCCCTGGTCGCGGTGGTATCCGGCCCATAGCGCGATGGTGGCGCGCAGTTCGTCTTGAGCCTCGCAGCGCGCGGCGTGACGGTTGCGTATGCCGGCGCGCACCATGTCGTCAACGCCGTATGGCATCGACGGCGGCGCGTCGAATGCTGCGATGTCGCCGCGCATGATTGCGAGGACGGCTGGGGCAATCTCGGTCACGTCGCCCTGCACGAATTCAACCCGTGTGCGGTCTGCGATAGCGGGCGCATCGCCGCAGTGAGGGCAGGCGCGGTAAATCAGTTCGTACGGCATCGTGCACGCAGCGCACGCCGTCATTTCGATAAGGTGCTCGTCCTTTGGTTTCTTGCTGCGCCTGATGGGCGATCCAAGCGACCAGTTGCGGAATTTATCGGGCAGACCGTGGCGCAAGGTATTGCCCACAAGGTCTATCACGATGCCTGCTGGTTTGGTCGAAATGCTGATGGAGTAGCGGCGCTCGGCGTCGGTGTAGTCGCTCCAACCGCGCAGCGTCGTAGGGTCGATCATGAGACGGCCACAGCGCCCGAACTGCTGAATAAACAGGTTCAACGACTGCGTGGCGCGCGCCATGATGACCACCTCGCACGCGGGCATGTCGAAGCCCTCGCCGAATAGGTCGACGTTCACAAGCATCATCACGCGCTTGTCACGGAACTTACGCAAGATAGCTCGCCGAGTGGCCGCTGGCGTCTTCGCGGTCAGCATCTCCGACGTTACGCCGGCATCGCGAAACGCCTGCGCGACCTCGGCAGCGGCCCCCACGTCGACAGCAAACGTTATCCCAAGCTTGCCCGGAGCGATGCGTAGATAGGCTTTCACAGCGTCGCTCGTGATGTGGCTGTTACGCGTCGCAACGGCGAGCGGCTTGGGGCTAAATTCTCCCTTGGCGGTAGTCGGGACCGTCGACAGATCGATGTCACACGGCGGGCAGAAAATGCGGTAGTCGGTGAGATACCCCCGGTCGATGTGCTCACGCATTCCGGGCGCGATAATCATCTGTTCAAACACGCCGTCATTCATAGCGCCCAGGCCGTAGCCGTCGGCACGCTCTGGCGTGGCCGTAACACCCAGGCCGCGCGCGTTGGGGAACAGCGCCACCGCAGCGCCCCATTCGTTGTGTCGTAAAACGTGGTGGGCCTCGTCCATCACCCACAGCTTGACGGTGGCGAACCAGCGTTTGTTTTCGCGCTGGCACTTCTCGCCGACAAGCGTTTTCACACTGGCGCAAACGACGTTTGATGACTGGCTGATATAGCTCGTGCCAAGTTCCTCGACGTGTGTTGCCGAGCACTCGGCCGTAAGGTCTTTCCCGCCGATGATGCGATGGCGTATCCCCATCTTGGCAAGCGATAGACTCATCTGCGCGACCAGTTCGGAACGGTGCGCGATCACGCAGGCGTTGCCCGGCTCGTCGGCCACGATGTCGGAGAACAGGACTGTTTTACCCGACCCCGTGGGCGAAACAAGTAGCACGTTCGCGCAGACGAGCCACGCCGCGATGATCGATGCTTTGCTGCCGCGCTGGATGGGGCGTAAGGGGGTGCGTGGTTGTTGAGTCATGGAGTATTGCGCCTCGTAAAATAATTGTTGACATGCGTATCAGTATGCCGCTATTGTGCAGTCTCCGCAACCAAATTCCACAAGGAAATCATGCAAACGCCGAATCTCCCGCCCGCCATCAGCGCGGCATTGTGCAACCTCTTGCACGCCATCATGACGCATCAACCCATCGCCGCCGCCGACAATCCGAGCACGGGTGCTGATGGCGATGCGCAATCGTACGCTGATGGTGCGAAAGACCCCGTGTCCGACGACACCAGCCCCCGCGCCGATGCCATCGCAGCGTTCAAGCAATCGCCGGTCGGCAAAGCGCCGGACGGCCCCGAACTGCCGTACTCGCTCACCGCCAAGGTTCTCGCGGCCGGTCACGATGTCGAAGCCATGATCGAGGAAGGCTGGACCCTCGAAGACCTCGCCGCCGAAGGTTGGATCACGATCAAAGCGCCCATCAAAACCGTCGAAGAACTGCACGCCGGCCTGCCGCATCTGCTCGACTCCAACGGTATCAACTGGGACGAGCGTATCCATGCATCGACGCGCACGCAGAACACTGATGGCTCGTGGAAGAAACGCAAGGGCGTTGAACCCGGCGAGTATGTACGCATCGCCGAGGAACTGCGCGTGGCGAATCTGGAACCGTTCACGCCGCTGGCCGCTTCCAAGCCAGCGGCACCGCCACCAGCCGCCAAGGCCAAGGTTCCGCCGCCACCACCAGCCGCCAAGGCCTCCGCACCACCAGCCGGCGAGCCGAGCCGCCACCCCGAAAGCCTCGGCAACACGGTGAAAGACTTCGCGGCGTTCTGCCAATACATGATTGCCAAAGAACTGCCGCAGATTCCGAAAGCAGCGCAGGACGACGTGTACGCGCAATTCGGCGTCAAGGGTATCGGCGACATGAACACCGAGCAGAACCGCGAATTGCTCGACCTGGTGTATCAGGCGATGCGCGCCATTCGCCCCGCAGCATGAACCACGCGCCGTTAGCCCCCTCGTCAGCGGCGCGCACCGTAGCCTGCCCCGGCTCGGTGTCGATGCAACTGCATCACCCGCAAGACGAGACGGACGATACGCGCGCGGGCGACGCGGCGCACTGGGCGTGCAGCGAGGCATTGCGCGGCCAAGCTGTCGCCGAAGGTCAGGTTGCGCCGAACGGTGTAACGTTGACACTTGAAATGGTCGACGCTGCCGAGGAATGGGCGCGCGTTCTGCTCGGTCGCGCCGACGAGTACCACCGTGGTGACGAGCGTTACACCGCATACGTCGAAACTCCCGTGCGTAACGACGCGGTGCACCCCGAGAATTATGGGACGCCTGATAAAGTCGGCGTTGCGGTTGCACACTTGTTCGTGGACGACTTCAAATTCGGGCACGGATACGTCGCAGCCGAGGGAAACTGGCAACTGATCAACTACGCAATTTTGTGGTTGCATAAGCTGCTCGGTCCGAACTGGCGCGCGTCTGATATGAAAGTCACGATGACGATCTACCAGCCGCGCTGTTACCACCGTGGCGGGTTCTGGCGGTCGTGGACGGTAGGCGCTCACCAGTTGCACGGGTACTGGTTGTCGCTCAAAGTCGCGTGCGAGGAAGCGCTCGGCCCATCGCCGCGATGCCTGGTCAACAGCGAGTGCCGCGACTGCACGGCGCGCTTCGATTGTGAGGCTGCGCTCGCAGGGGCGCAGGACGGCACCGTAACGGCCTATAGCGCCATTCCGCTCGCCATGTCGCCCGAAGCCAAGGGCGTTACGCTGCGCATGCTGCGGGCCGCCTCCGAGCGTATTACGGCGGTGCTCACGGGCCTGGAAGCGGACATCAAGGCATCGATAGCTCGAGGCCACCGCGTGCCCGGCTTCGTGACCGAGGGTGCGCCGGGCACGGTGGCATGGCGTGATGACTCGGCGCGTGACGAGGCGGTCACGCTGGCGGCGATGATGGGCGTCGACATCAGCAAACCGGCCGCGTTGACGGCGTTGCAGACCATGCAGGCGTTCAAGCGCGCCAAGTTGCCGCCCGAAGTGCTCGACGCATACGTGGAAACCAAGCCTGGTTCGGTGAAGCTGATCGAGACGAACGACAGCGCCGCCGTACGGGCATTCAAGAAAGTATCATAATGGACGATCCTATTCGCTTGCGCGAACCAACGAAACAACCACCAGTACAACAGGAGAAATAAACATGGCACGTCAAGGAGATTCACACGTCATCACCGGTCGCGTCGTCTGCGTATGGGACGGCATCACCAAGCCCGAAACGAAAGACGACGGCGGCGTATCGCACAACGTCCGCGTTGCAATCGACACGTCCACGCCCGAGTACGAAGAACTGCAAGCGTTGTACCAAACCACGCTCGACGAATCGAAGTGGAAAGGTAAATTGCCAGCGGGCGGCAATCAGCCGTTCATGGACGCCGACGCCGAAAAACTCGGTGCGGAAATCGAAGGAATGATGTGCTTTACGGCGGCCACGCGTCGCGGTTGCCCGCCCATCGTGGACAAGAACGGCAAAGAACTCAACGCCGTGCAGTTCTCGCGCTCGTTCTACCCCGGCGCGATCTTGTCGCTGTACGTGCACGCCTACGCCTACGACAACAAGCAGAAAGGCATTGCGTTCGGCCTGGACGGTATCCAAGTTGTCGATACCACGACCAAGGCGCTCGCCATCGGCGGCGGCGTGTCTGCACAGGTGGTGATGGCTGCATTTGGCGGCTCGGCACCATCGGCAACGGGCGGCGCAAAACGCATGACCGACGCCGCCACCAGCACGTACGCCGAGTACATCGCCGAGGGCTGGACCGATGAAGCGCTGATCGAGCACGGGTTGATGTTCGCCCCGGTCAAGGCGGCGGTGGCGCTGCCTGGTAAGAAGCCCGCAGCGCCACCGCCTCAGGGTAAGAAGCCCGCAGCGCCGCCCCCACCGGCACGCAAGCCAACTGCACCGCACACGGGTATCCTCGCTGGTGCACCTGCGCACGTGATGCTGCCCGCCGCCGAGGGTGCGACGTATGAGGAACTCATCGCCGCAGGCTGGGACGATGCGGGCCTGATCGAGAACGAGATGATGGCCGCGCCCGTCGTCAAGAAAGGCCCGCCCGCGCCGCCTGTCAAGAAGTCGCCACCGCCACCACCGAGCCGCAAGCCTGCTGGTCCGGTGATGACCGACGACGCGCCGAACAGCTACGAAGACATGATCGCGGCTGGATGGGACGATGAGGGCCTGGTTGCGGCTGGCTTCATGGAAGCGGCGGCATGAATGCCCGCAAGGGTGTGAAGCTGCCCGCTGATCCGGCAATCGGCGAACTGGTTGCGTCGCTCGCCAACCCCGAGCACGACGACGCAGCAGGGCACAACGACGCACTCGGTGTCACGCCATTGAAGCGTATCGAAGCGGCGCGCCAGTCTAATCGGCTGTTGCAGAAAAACTTTGCGGAAGGTTCGGCGTGCTGGATTCTCTGCCAAGAGGTCGAGGCCGATCTGTGGCATGCTGCGATTGACCTCGTGTAACGCGTCAACCTCAACACCGCCCGGCCTCGCGCCGGGCTTTTTTACGGGTTCAAAATGAAGCCTATCGAAATGTGCGACGTTGAGTGTTACGTCAACTACTTCCTCATCAAATTCTATAACCCGGCCCCGCGCGTCTTCACGTCGTACGAAATTCGCGGCAAGTTCACGGCGTTTAGCACTGAGCAAATCGCAGCCATCAAAAACCACCTCGTGGCCGTTACGTCGGTGACGTTCAACGGCTTGAAATACGATTGGCCGATGATCTCGTGCGCGCTGTCGGGCATGTGCTGCCAAGACCTTAAAGCGGTCACGAATGCGATAATCGGCCGCAACCTGCAACCGTGGCAGGTGGAAAACGAATACGGCATCAAAATCATGCACGCCGCCCTGGTGGATCACATCGATCTTATCGAAGTCGCGCCAGGTCAAGGCAGCTTGAAAATTTACGGCGGCCGGCTGCATTGCAAATTCATGCAAGACCTCCCTATCGAGCACACGGCGACGTTGACCGATGACGAGATGGACATCATCGAACGCTATTGCGGTAACGACCTCACCACTACCGCCAACCTGTGGGCGAAAGTGAAAGACGACATTGACACGCGCGTAGACCTGTCTGCGCAATACGGCGTTGACATGCGCTCCAAGTCGGATGCGCAGATCGCAGAGGCGGCGTTTAAAGCGCTGCTCGGCTGGTCACACAACGATGTACGCGCGGCCAAGGACGTGGCTTATGTGCGCCCTGGTACGCAGTTCTTTTATGTTGCCCCCTCGTTCGTTCGGTTCAGTACGCCGCTGATGCAGAACACGCTTGCGATGATCGAGCGCCAGCCGTTCACGGTGGGCAGCAACGGCAACCCCGAAATGTCGGCAGAGTTGAAAGCGTGCCGCGTCGCTATTGGTGACATGGCGTATCAGTTCGGAGCGGGCGGTCTGCACTCGACCGAGAAACGCCGCCGCCATGTGGCCGACGCCGAGTACAGCTTGCAGGACGTTGATGCCGCGTCGTTCTACCCGTTCATCATCTCAATATTGGGAATGTATCCGGCAGGCATGGGCGAAATGTTCCTCACGATTTACAACGAATGGATCGCGCAACGGCTCGGCTACAAGAACGCGGGCGACAAGAAAAAAGCCGCGCTGTTTAAAATTATGATTAACGGAACGTTCGGCAAACTGGGCAGCGTCTATTCGATCATGTACGCGCCGCAACTGCTGATTCAAACGACGGTCACGGGGCAACTGTGCCTGATGATGCTCATCGAAATGATGACCAGCGTGAAGGGTATCAGCATCGTGCAGGCGAACACGGATGGCATCGTGATCAAGTGCCCGCGCCGCCTGCATATGGTGCGTGACGCCATCGTGAAGCGGTGGGAACGTCAGTGCGGTTTCACGACCGAGGCGAATGATTACTTGGCGCTGTTCTCGCGTGACGTGAATTGCTATATCGCGGTGAAGCCCGAGTACACCGACAGC